AAACTCATATTCCCTCAGTAAAAAAGGCAGGTTCAGTCATCGCATTTGACCGAAACCTGCCGGAATCGTGCCCTCACATCCGGGGAGAGAACCCCGCTTTAAAAATTGCCTCCGAGCACCAAAAACTGCACCGATTCCGCCGACAGGTTCGTGGTATTGGCGACCTCGGCCATGGTTGACGTCACGAACCAGCGAAACGCCCAAGTTGCCCTGGTTGTGCCTACCGCACTCGGAAAGGGAATTAGGTAGTAGGTCCCGCTCTTGGTCATGCACGCCTGAGTCGCATCGATGTAGAGGCCAAAAGGCGGTGTCAGCACATCCCCAGTTCCGGCACTGGAGCCGATATTTGAATAGGATGTCGGTCCGGTGCCCGTGACAACAAAAGCCTCCCTCTGACCGAGTGCAAGGCCTCCGTCGTAGCCGCGAATGACAGTCAGCTGCACAGTGACCTCCCGTTAACCTTGCCAGATCTCAGGTGACAATTCGACGAGTCCTTGCCCGCCGCCAGTCGGAATATTGATGGCTTGCGCGAAAATGTTGGCGATCTGTGTAAAGGTTGGCTGAGTACTCTGAGTTAGGTCGTCCAAGAGACCACCCCCGCCGCTGAAAGTGCTCACCATGTCCCCGACGGCTGGAGTAGCGTTCGTTAAAGTGGCACGGTAATTCACGGTCGCGATACCAGCTTCTTGCGCGAAAATGAACGCACCCGCAGCTAGTTGAGTGGCCGTAGGACTGGCGACGAATACTAGTGGGTGCAGTCCGGCCGCTAAGCCTTTGTCGAAGCTGGTGATAAAGTTCACGCCCAAAGCCAAAGACTTTAGCAAACCAACGCTTCCAAATTTGACGTTCGATGCGGTCGCGGTTGAGTCCAGCTGGATGAAGCGATAGCGACCGGTGTGGAGAACGTTGCCGGAAAGGTTCTGCGCTTCCGCTTCGGTTAGATCAAAGAAGCCGCCCACAATCAGTCCGCCCGCCACATAGGGCAATCCTGTGCGAATATCCGTCATGCCTGAAGGAGACGTATAGACCGACGTCAAACTCTGCGGAAGGAATTCATTGCGCTGCAGGGGCATGTCTGATCTCCTTCAAGTCTATGCAGTAAAGCCACTTATAAGCAATCCGTGTCTGGAATTATAGACGTAAATATTGGTCCCCAGGCGCATGAACATGTTGGCCGCGCTCACGTTGTCCGGGATCTCTTTCACCTTGGTCGCAAAGAACCAGCTCTTCTCTGCCGTGGGCCGCATCTTGACAGCTTCTGGATCAAACAGAAGCAGGATTTCTGCGGGTTGAATCGTCGTAGCCGACGGATAGTTGCTGCCAGTCGGTGACAAGGCACCAGCCGCAATCGGTACGCCGTTCGAGGTGAAGGTTGGGGAAGTGAAAGTTCCGAGCTTGGTCGTATTCCCAGAGCCGTCGACAAAGTTCGTATTCGGAGCCGCCGCACCAAAAGCCGCAGTGTTCCCACCGGGCAGATAGTTGTAGGTCTTGCCCGAAGGCGCCAATGGATCCGCGAATATCTTGACCCCGAAGAAATCGACGCTTGGCCAACCGAAGTCGGTGCCTTCCTTGATCGATTGCTGGTCGACGCGGGCAATCGCGCGCAGCATGTTAACGAGTGCTGCCCAGCCAAAAGGACTCGTGATCCCGCATTTCGCCTTGCCGTTCAGGGTGAGTAACTGCGCGACCGCATTGGTCAGCACCGGATAGGTGATCGGTCCAGCGTTCCCGTTGGTCTGGCCACAGAAAAACGGGGTCGAGTTATAGGCTTGCCCCACGGCTCCATTGCGCGTAACTCCCCCGGTCACCGTAAACACGTTCCCGTCAGGAGATGGATCCACTCCGTTTGAGAACCCTTCAAAGAATCCATTCGAGGATTTGCTGCGATCATCCGACACGCCTGCGATCCCACCATTCGCCGCCGAAGGCTGGCCATGCCGATAGGAATCCATCTCGAGCATCGTATTCATCTGCGAGACTAGATTCGCCTCAAGCAGAGCTCTCTGATCGATGATTTGGGTATCCCCTGCGCGGTTCAAAACGTCAAGTTCAAAATCTTCAATCTGCGTGAAGGTCGCATAAGCCTTCTCGTAATACTTCGCCGCACTCGCAATTTGGTTGCGCGTCACCGTAACTGTCTGACCGGGAGTGACTGCCGCACCTTGCAAGCGAGCGTAATTGAAGCCCTCGACCATCGCAGACCCGCCCAGGAAATCTTCGACTACACCGAATCGGCGGAGGATATCCTGGAGAGGAGTATCCGTGTAAAACATTTCTTGAACCACATTTTTGCGGATGGATTCGCGGGTGGAGCTATCTATCTCATTATAAAGGGGATCGAGGAACGGAGCCATATTCTCACTTCCTTTTACGCGAAGTTACACGCTTTCTCTGGTAGCTGCCACGTCCCGATGGATGTTTTCCAGCATTCGCCCCGTCCGCTCCCGCCGGCTCTGGTTGCCGTCGGCTTTGTGAAAATCATCCGGCTTGATTTTGGGAAGGCTCGGAGACCGAGAAGACTCTCCGCCCCGGAGATTCGGATTGTTCCCGCGGCGCTCTGCCTCGGCACGGCGCTCGGCTTCAACTTTCTTGGTGACCTCGGCGTCAACCTTGGCTTGGAAAGCTTCGTCCTGCTTTTTCTGGCGCGCTTCCGCGAATTTGTACTTCTGCTCGATGTAGCGCCCAAGTGGAACGCGGGCGCGATCCGCTTCCGCCGCCACGGTCATTGAGGCGTCTGGAATGGGCGAGCCATAGAGCCGTACATGCTCATTGTTGCCGTCAAACCACTGGCTCATCACCACGCCGACCTTGCCTAAAATCTCTTTCTCGCTCACGACGTTTCCACCTCTCGCCGGACTGCCTGGCACAATCGGTTTCTTCTCCGGTTCGCCGCCCTCGATCCCGGGATATTTGATGTCGAAACCTTGGGATTTAAGGCTCTTCAGATAAGTTTCGGCGGCCTCTGCGCGCGCATTCGCGTCTGCGACTTGGGTCATCGTCGTTCCGTACTTCTCGACGTACTCGTTGATTTCCTGACGCTCGAGTTCGGCTTGCCGACGAGCCTCTTCCGCCTTGGTTGCTTCCGCCGTAGCCGTCTGAAGTTTGGTGTCCGCCTCAGAAACGTACCCGGTCAGCGCAGTAACCACTTCCTTAGGAAGCCCTGCAGCCACTTCATCCGCCACTCCTGCCGCTTTCAATAGTTCCGCCACAGTTGGCATGATTCTCTCTCCCGTTTATTGACCTTGCGGCGCGCCCGGTTGCGATTGTTCCGGACGCGCGGCAGTCATGGTTTTTTGGAGGGCTTTTACGAACGCGGAACGTGCTTCCATCATCTCGCCCTGGACGAGTGGATTTTGGTTGGCCATTTGTTCACATACCTTGGCCAGTTGAGCGAGAGCGGACTGAAGAGGATTAGCTTGCTGCTGACCAGGAGGGACCCCGCCCTGAGCGCCACCGCCACTTGGGGGAGCCCCGCCCTGATCCGGAGTTGTAGGAGGAGTTGCCATCAGGACTTACGCCCTCTGCGCTTCTTCCCGGCACCCTTGGCTACGGTATGCTTGAACGGGGGAATTTTCGAGGTCCCACGCCCAAACGACTTCGACCAGCCATGCGCCCGCGTCCCGATTCGCAGCTTCGATCCCTTTCCGGTGCCAGCTCGTTTTTTACCTGACATCGCCATAGACTGCCCTCCGTAATTCGGTCAGCTACGGCCCGTTTACCGCTTGCTGCGACGCTTCTTGCCACCCTTCTTGTGGCCTTTCTTGTGTTTCTTGCCGCCGTGCTTCATCCCACCCTTGATCACCAGACCTTTGTGTCCCTTTGCCATGATAGGCCTCCGTTTTGGATCAAAATAGAAAGCGCCTCAAGACGCTTTCGGTCTGAGGCGCTTCCCAATCTCAAAGAAGCAGAGGTGGAGGCGAAGCTCGTCGTTCGGATACCACGCTAAGCCTCGAAAACAAAAAATGTCAAGGAATTATTTGGAACCGTTGCGTTCCGCGAGCACGCGGTCGAGTTCTGCCATGGTTAGCGGGATGTGTTCTTTGGTGATAATCTGTCGCACGCCACCCTGATTGTAGTCGGCATCGTAGGTGAGCGTCGCGCTGCCGCTAAAACGATTTGCCTTCAAATAGCCGTGTAATTCCCGCGGATCTGCTCTTGATTCGAGAACGGATTCCACAACCACATAAATCTTAACGTTTCTCACTGTAGGTGCCTGCACAAGTGGATTACCTATTTGCTCTGCGATACGACCGTTCGCTGCTGCCCATTTGCCCCGCCGCGTTTCTCTAGCTTGGGAGGGGCTTGCGCCGTAGGCGGTCTTCCGCCGCCTTTACCTTGGCCCTTGCCACCGCCACCTCCACCTCCAGAAGCTCCGCCCATTTCGAACGCTGCCAGCTGCTGAACCTTGGCTCTAATTTCGACCATTTGGTACTGCTCGTTTTTCCACTTTTCAAATTCGGTATCTCCTTGAGTCTCGCCCCAATTATCAATCCCGAGCTTCTTGAATGCGGTCGAGAACGAAATTGGGAAGCCGCGCTGCAGGAAGTTCAGCCATTTTAACTGCTCCTGCATCTGCGTGATATCGAGCAGGGAACTCGGGATGGAAACGAGTTGGAGATTTTGCGCAAACCACTTCGCCCGCTCGTTGTCCGAGGCCTGACTCGCAGAGTCTCGATCAATCTCCCACGGCATATGGGAGGGCACGATAGAGTTGGGCTTAAAATCGAAAATATCGGTCGCGACTCCATCCGTACCGATATCGGTCATCAGTTGGCGAGTCGTAAAGTGCTGGCAAATGATGAACTTTAGGATTTGGCAGATCTTCGCATGGGAGATTTCGAGGTTGGCGGAAATGCCCTTTGCAATCGGCCCGATGGTCTCCAGCAGTTTGTCGGCGGTTTCGCTCGAGAGATTAAATTTCAGTTGCGCGAGGCTGCCGAGGTCATTCAGTCCAAGAGTCTTGCCCTGAAACTTTTCGAGGACCTCGAGCAGTTTGAAATCTTCCGCATCCACTTTGACGCTATCCGGAAGAATGGATTGCAGAGCCTTTCGCGGGTCACCGTCAATGCCGATCGATTCGATGTCGGGATCAAGCAGATCTAGCCGCTTGAAGTCCTCGCGTGCGACTCCTGCGCTTAGATCGTAGCCCATCGGGGGCTTCATCTTGACCTTGAGCACCCGGTACATCAGATCCAGAAATGCCCGCTTGCCGCGCTCAAGGCCAGCCACGTCTTGCAGAAGCGAATAGCCGACCGCGAGCCAAGGCCAGTCGTCAACGTCGTATTGAATCGTAGGAATGACTCCAGCCCACTCGAAATCCGGACCATCGTAAAGCGGCTTAGACATGCCGGGATTCGTGATCAGCCGACGCAATTGCGGATACACCCGACAATCAGCCGCAGTCGCTTCGCGTGAAGCTGGCAGTCCATTTTCGGGATTCTTCCAGGAAATAATCGCTCCGACCGAAGGCACTTCGTAATACCAAGACGTACCCAGATCCCCCATCGGGAGCATGCTGCCGGTACGGTTAATTCGCAGGTCGCGGATGAAGGTATGGCGAATTTCGCAGAACTGCTGTTCCCAATTTTGGGTATTGGTCCCGTAGCGATGGCGGTCCCAGAACTCATGCCGGCGGACTTGGTTGGGAGAGGTGTAGCGGAATTTTGAGATCGGAACCAGTTCTTCCTGATTACGTGGGAAGCGCGCATGGGCTTCTGCAATGCCCATACACTCAATCGCCGTCACCGCATACGAGCCCTGAATGTCTCCCGAGGTCGGCACCTGGGTAGGGAGCACTTCGCGGGGTCCAAGGTCCCTAAACTCAACCATCCCCGGACCCCAGCCAAACTCTGTCCGGATATAGCGCGGCCACATGTAGCCGCGGGAAAGCCCAACCGACCACTGCAATGCCTTACGCGCCTGACGTGGGAAATGCGAGGTTCGGTAGATGTTCTTGACCACCTTGTTGAACATCTCCGCCGTCTTACGGAACTGCTCCGCACCGGTGCCAAAGGTGCCAATTTCCCGGATGTCGGAGATGGTCTCCACGAACTTCCGGATATCAGATTTTAGGGTATTGGATTTAATGGCCTGTTCAGGCCCACGCGCGCTCAGAAGGTCAAGATACTTTTCGCTGCCTGAGGCTTCCTGCGACTCCCACCACTTCTCGCCGTCCTGGATCTGCGTTTCAATCCAGTCTTGCCGCTTTGCAGGGTCAGCCTCAAAATTCGGTACCTGC